GAAGTTTGGAATAATTACTTGTGTTTATTGTTTAGGCGAAGGTTATGATAATCATAATATAGATGCTGTTGTATTTGCAGAAAATATGAGTTCAAATATTCGTATAGTTCAATCCGCATTAAGAGCAAGTAGAAAAAACCGAAACGCCCCCAATAAGAAAACCAAGATTATTCTACCCATCTTAAATCGTGATGATTGGTTAGAAAATAATGATAATCCTGATTTGAAAAAAGTGCGTGAAGTTATTTATCAAATGGGGTTGGAAGATGAAACAATAGAGCATAAGATTAAAATATGTCGTATGGAAATTAAAAAACAAAAACCAAAGCCGAGACTCAAACTTGAATATACAAGTTTAGAGGATTTTGGTGAATATGATGATGAACTAACACAAAAATTACGCTTAAAAACGACTATCCGAACTGCTTTGGGGACAACCTACGAAAAGACACGAAAAATTCTGGTGGAGAAAAATATCAAGAGCAAAGAAGCATATATGGATTTGTGCGAGAGAGATAACCGCTTAACAACTGAACCCGAGATAGTATTCAAAAGCCAATTTACCAGTTGGATTGAATTTCTAAGTATACAACGAGTTTATTATGAGTTAGATACATGTAAAAGTAAAGTTGTAGACTATTTAACACATCATCCTGCGATTAGTAATAGTTATTTAGATTTAGCGGTGGTATGTAGTGAATTATGTAAATTAGACCCTCAATTTCCACCAAATGGTTTATGGGTTGATTATTACAAGATCAAGGATTTGCGTGATATAATAACAATCGGACCAAAAAAGAAAAAGATCATCAGTGACATTTTGTAAAGAATTATTTAGGATTAGGTTAAGTAAAAAATACTTTTTTTATAAATTGAATAAAAAAATGATTTATTTTAATATAAAGAAATTATATCTTATACTAGTATAATGACCAAGGAATATAATTGCGAACTCTGTAAAAAAGTCTTTAATCAGAAAATTGATTTTACAAGACATACCAATAAAAAAACATCTTGTATTTCTATCGATAAAATGCAATCCTTGACGCAAATGAAAGATGTGAAGACGGAGCATAAAACCAACTTATCAACCATATTTAATTATTGTCTGGACGTGTTACGTAATAACGAACATCTTACAGGCGATAAGGCGTTGCGCACGTTAGCCCATTTACTGGATCTGCGGTTGTTAGAACCACAATTCGGTCAGCAAATAGATATTGACGATTACGCCTATGATTTTAGTGCATATGACGATGATATTGCAGACAAACACAGGACCAAGTTATTAAAGTTGGTGCGGTTTAGTAATTTGGTGAAAGAGAAGGAGGACAATATCCCGAAGATTATGAAATGTTTATGGGATGAGATTTTATCGGTGCATCCAATTACCAAAAATATATTCTTGAAAGGGAAAGGATTTGACATTCAACAGCAATCTACCTACAAGAAATTAATTGATAAATTATATACGTTTGACTTTGAGGCGGTTGATGAAGACATTTTGGGCGAAGCATATGAAGAAGTAATTAAAGATGTAATGATTGGTAAAACCTTGGGGCAATTCTTTACGCCTCCCAGGGTGAAACAAATGATGGTTAATCTCATCGATCCGCAGCTCAAACCCGACGGAACGATTGAAACCATATTTGACCCTGCAATGGGAACCGGTGGATTTCTCATAACATGTTTGCGAAATTTACTCAAAAAATCCAAAAGCCAAAATATTCCGTTGAATTGGGATTTTATCAGCCAGAAAGGTTTAGGTGGGCGCGAAGCCGAACCAGACACGTATCAATTAGCTGTCTCCAATATGTTGATTGCGTCTGGTAAAATGTTCAAGGTATTGGAAAAGGGCGATAGTATTCGGGACCCCATCACCAACAAATATGATATTATTCTTGCCAACCCGCCGTTCGGGATTGATGGTTTAACGTATACCGAAATTATGCACCCGCTTCGCAATGAATATATGCCAATTAGTTCCAATAGTGCCGTGCCATTGTTCTTACAAGCTATTATACATATGCTGAAAATTAATGGACGTTGTGCAGTGGTTTTGCCCGAAGGACAGGAACTTTTCAGTAAAAGCAAAGCCTTAGTTGCGGTGCGTGAATATTTAATGAAGACGTGCGATTTGAAAGAAGTCATATATTTACCTGCAGGAACTTTTACACATACGACTATCAAAACGTGTGTGTTTTATTTCCACAAGAAGAAGGAGGGAAATGATGTCTTAGAAACCAAGTTGAAATATTCCAAAACAACCCAAAAAGAAACCGAACGGACATATGTGTTTAGTAAAACACACCAAACCAATAAAGTCAAGTTTTACGACTATAATACCGAAAACGACACGAAACATTTGTTGTTGGAAGTTGCCATAGACGATATCGCCAAAAATAACTACTCGTTGAACTATGCAGAATATCTGAAAGATGAAACGGCGGATGAGATATATGAAGATGGTGTAGTGGTGAAAACCTTGGGGGAAGTTTGTAGTATTGAATATGGAACTCGCATAGTTAAAAGTAGTAATACTGAAGGGGAATATCCAGTTTATGGGAGCGGAAGAGCAATGTTTTCAACAACTACTTTTAATCGTGAAGGATATAATATATTAATTGGTAGATTTGCTCTGTCATTGGAATGTGTTAGATTTACAACTGACAAAATATTCTTGAATGATAGCGGCTTATCAGCAAAACCAAACGATACAAAAATATTACTACATAAATATGTAGGATATTACCTTTATGAAAACCAAAATATCATATATGAATGTGCGAGAGGAACTGCCCAGAAAAATCTGGATATGGATAAATTCAGGGCAATCAAAATCCCAATACCACCAATTGATCGCCAGCAAGAAATCGTTAAATATTTGGATTTCATCTATGAAAAATGTATCAAAACCAGCACCGACAAAATACTGGAATTGAAGCAATTGAACGAATTTTGTTTGAATACGCAAAAAGTGTTTGGTGAAAATAGCGTGAAAATGCTGGGGGAAGTTTGCAAGGTCAATCAAGGTACTTATATCAAATCTGATATGAAAATAGAAGGCGAATACCCCGTTTATGGTGGTGGTAATATAAGTTATCATATAAACCAATTCAATCGTGAGGACGAAATAATTGTCGCAAAAGATGGCGTTTCGGCCGATTGTGTAAGATATGAAACCAGAAAATTCTTCTTAAATCATCACGGCTGGACAATAATATGTAATGACATTATAACAAAAAAATATATGTTTTATACGTTGCAATCAATTCAGCCTCAGTTATTAAGTATAGCGAAAGGCACCGCACAACTTGGTATAAATCAAGAAAACTTTTACAAGTTGAAAATTCCCATTCCTTCTCTTGAACGCCAAAAGGAAATTGTGGAATATTGTGAGTTTAACGATACACTGATTCAACTATTGGAACAGGAGATTAAGCAGAATAAAAAACAGGCAAACTTGTTCATCTCTGGTATTGTGAAAACATTGGGTGTTATTTCACCCGTAGAAAATGAAATGGTTGAGTCAACGCCCAGCGTAGAAGAAGTTCCAAATGTGGAAGATAATGTTGTTGCGGTAGTGGAAGAAGTCCCAAAGCCCAAGAAATTAGTGAAAAAAATTAAATTGAATGTGACCTCCAGTGATGAATAACCTTTTGAATATTTATGTTTGTGCAATAAATGAGTCTTTTTATATTTTTACTATATGAATAAAAATAAAATGAGTGTTGCACTAAATACCTAATAGAAAACAAATAAAGACATAATCCTTAGTATAAATACAACATGTTGCCAATTAATACTTTGAATAAACCGAGTAAATATAAATTAGAACGTTCCATGTCTATTATAAATCAAGATGAAAATATCGAAGAGCCTTCAGTAGTTGAAGACGAACCCGAAGACAATATTGACGTCATTCAGGATGAAGAGGTGCATCGCGTAAAGACACACATCCCAAAGTATAATTATCGCGCACTCGAATCACTAACCAAAAACATTGGGGAAATAACAGACGTGGACTACGCGGTAATCTGTCCTTACAAAATCAATACAGAGGGTGTCGCCCCTTTTCTCCAGTTTGGCCTAATCAATGATGGCATTTCGTTGAACTTTATTAAAATTCTTTGGACTGAGTTCTCGGTTGATTTGGAGGCATTGAACAATTTCAACGGACATCTTCTTGAGAATAGAACGCTATATTTGTTTTTTGACTATCGTCCTGATAATGAAGACATATTTTTGTTGTTGTTCCCTGTTCAATCATTCGTATTGGCAGATGAAATAATGAATCATCGAATGGTTTATCGAACTGCTATAAGTATTGACGTCTTGGATTTTTTCACTCGGCACAATGAGTTTTTATATTTAGAGAATCATCGGGGGAAAATTTATGAGTCGCCGGTGGTTGCATATCGCGGAACATATGCAGAAAATGCAACATTCATGTCAACGTTTGGGGTATCTTGCTCTCAAGGCGATGCAGTAATGGGTCCCTACTATTATTTTACGGATTATATTAATGCCATGAAACAAGGAGTTGTGCCTACTGAAAAGCAACTGGCAAATTCTGAATTTAAAAAATATTTAAGCGCGGATAACAAATATAAACACGGATCGGTTCTTCGGTTTGCATTGTTTTTAGGAAGATCCAAGGTTATTTTAAATCGTCCGTCTGATAATATAGACGAGTCGCAAATGAAACAATATTTATTGTCAAATACTGAAACGTCGACGATGGCAAGACTTACCATGAGAATATCGGACTATGACGGGACCTGGACGAATCAATATGATAGTGTATACGTAGGTAAGATTGATTTGGACGACGGGTGCAAGTATATGAACTCGCCTTTGTGGGTGGTAAAGGATTATAGTCAACAGACGTTTTTAAGTTCTCATCCTATTGACCGCCAAAAAAGTTTGTTTTTATGAATGAATCGATATATTTATTTCTGAAACAAATATATGACAACGTTGCAAACGATTGGAATATGGATAATCGTGGCTCTTATAATTCTGGCAGTCACTAGTATCCTTAAATTTTTCAACATATCTACTGCAGAATATTCAGTGTATTTGATATTTTACCTCTTTTTAGTGATATCTTATTTTATATTGCCCGATATAAGCACTATGGGTGGCGATTAGTTGCGTGTGTGTATAGGCTGATGCAATAATTATACTGCATCATCTGCGTTCCCAGTGAATTGTTTCAATAGTTCTATACTAGTTTTCAGTTCAGGAGACTTCATTTTGTCTTGTAAGTTATCTATGAGTTCCGAATCAGTGGCCTCGCGATTATTGAATCTATAAAACAAGATTTTGAAATCTTTCACAATTTTTAAATTTGCTTCTTTTATAAGTTTTTCTTTATTCGCAAGCTCTTCTACTGCTTCAATCTCTTCTTTAATATGTAAACTCATATTTTCAGGTGTATGCCAGCTATTTTTCGTTTTATCAGTGGATACGAGCACATCACAAATTTCAGGCTTGACGATATCTTGATAATTTTCGCTATTTTGAAACGAAGTTTTAAACATGAGAATTATTTCTGCAGGAATATTTGGACTAGTTTCCATAAGCCGGTCATACTCTTCTTTAGACATTTTAATCATCTGAACCGCATGCATTCTCTCGTTCGGGTGTTTTGCAAGCTCTATTTTGATATTACGATAAAACTTGTCCCACGCAATACTACTAACGCGGTGCGATTCATTTAATTGAGTTATTTTTAAAAATTGTTGAATGGTCGAAATAATACCCGCTAAAATATTAAATGCGCCGACAAACATGACAAAAACACCCTGGTAGTTGGCGGGAACTCTATCTTGTGCAAAGTTGGCGGTTCCGGTTAATGTGGAAATAATAATAACAGGCACAGTATACCAAGCATTTAGTGCAGAATACATGGCATTTGCACGCGTATGCAGCCATCTATAACACATTGCCTTGTCGGCCCATTCTACTAATATGGTCTCGTGATCGGGCGTCCAATCGGTTTTGCTTTTTAAGGCGGTGCTATGTTTTTTCACAAGTTCCATGTATAATATCTTTATATTATTTTATTTGTAGTATATATTATGGAAGAACAAATCAACGATCTAAAAAAAGCATTCACAAAATTGATTGATGTTCGAGCGGAGGTACATGCTACCTTTATAGGTTTGAATAATATAATTACTAAATTGAACAACATATATACTGAATTTATTAAAAAAAGTCAAGATAATGTATTAATCTTTGGTCTGGATTCTCTGCGATTTCAGTCGAAATTGATTGGTATAGAGTATGAAGATATGAAACGATTGTTTTATGCGATTAACAATCGAATGTATTGTGAATATTACAAGTTATATAAAATTATTATGGATTATATAGTTGAAAATGTAAGTGATGTAAAAATAGTAGAGATTGTAAAATCAGATGTATATGTCTTTCCAGTATATAAAGATTTGGAGCCATTCAAACAATATGACATTGAAACTATTCAAAGCATACATGAGGCGATTCTTATATTTTTAACTTCTATGTGTAGTCATATTACTTCTAAACAACAGGAGCTGAAAACACATCAAACGACGAACAAAACAGGGCTGAATATTGACAACTTTGTCATGTCGTTTAATTTTAATCTTCTTGTTATGAAAGAAAAGGTGTCTTTGTTTATTAATTATCTTGTATTTTTCCACACGTCGCATTTAAAACTATTGTCTCGATTTGTTACAAAAGTAAATTTGATGATGAAGCATGTGAAAAGTGATATAAATCTAGAAGATATTTCAAAACCGAAACGGAGAAAAATACTTGATAGTGTATTAACAGATGAAAATGGGGAACAAATTCATATTGATACTTCAATGAGCGACAATGACGATGCATATTCTACTGATATTGACCCACAAGACGCGCTGGAATCCCCTCAAATCATAGTAAATACGGATAATTTCAAATAGGCGCGGGCCAGGCTTTAAGTTGTTTTGAGTAAATATAAAAAAAACTGAAATAAAATTATCAATGTTTACATACACAACAATAGTAAACATGGATAGACGTTTGAATAAATTAATCGAGGAGTATACTACTACTTTTAAAAATAGTATAAAAGAAAAGGCCGTTCAGCTTGGTTTGCATAACGAGTCGTGCAATGAATTATTGATGTACATTTACGATTACGAGCGCCTTGTGCTTACCAAGGAGGACTTCACAAAACGCAAGCGCGTAAAGAATGTTGTACCCTTCTTTGATAGATGCACCGCAAAGCGCGCGAATAATGAACAATGCACACGGCGCAAAAAGGCAGATTGTGAGTATTGCGGGACTCACATGAAAGGCACGCCAAATGGAATGATGGAGGCGCAGAATGAGTCCGTTCCCGCGATGCAAAAGATTGAAGTGTGGGCGCAAGACATTGGGGGAATCATTTATTATGTCGACCAGACGGGAAATGTGTATCAAGCTGAAGACATAGTCTTGAATAAAATTAATCCCAAGATCATTGCCAAGTATGTGAAAACGGGAGATGTATATTCTATCCCTGCCTTTGGAATTTAGATGTCATTACAAAACAAAGAAAACAAAGAAAACAAAACAAAGAAAATAAATTATAAAAATATTAGTTCTGGTGGGAACTCTTTTCTGTTTGGTCGGCGTATGTATAGAAATTTATACATAATCGTCAAGTATAGAGAAGTCTAAATCGGGGGACCATCTATCTTGTTGTGCTTGATTATATGCCATTTCTTCTTCGCGCTCTCTAGCTTTTATTTTGAGGTTTCGAAGTTTTTTACGCATTTCGTTTTGAAGTAGTGAGGCTTTTTGGTTTTCCAATGCATGGTCCAATCTCAGGTCATGTTCGTCCATCATTCCAGCGTAACTCTTTAAATCCTTTCTCTTCATACCGCGTTTTGCTAACTCGTCGCTGTCATAACCCATGTCAATAGCATCTTGTGCGGTTTTAGATGTCTCCATTACAGAAGGGGCTCTAAATATGCGATTACGTTCCTCTTCTATTTTCTTACGTCTTTTAGCGTTTTGTTCTTCCGCAACCTTAATATTTTGCCGAAACCATTCTCTATCAACCGGATTTGCTTCTAGGCGGGCTGTCCATTCAACCGCCTCCTCGGCTATAGTACGACGATCACGCTTACCTGATGCGCCATATTGTTTTCTGCTTCTTCGACCTGCGCAACGACGAGTATTACGTCTACATTCAGTTTTGTATCTTCTTCTACGACTCTGTTTTTTAGTTGGTGTAATGCGCATAGATTTACGCATAGTTATAAATTAGATTACGAAAATAATAATATTTTTCGTAATATAATGGACGAGGTTAGTAAAGAAATCATGAAGTCTGTTGGAATTACCACTGAACCGCTACACGGGCAATTAATCCCCCGCGACATGCTGTTAAACGATTCAATATACACCGATATCAAAAAACGTATCCCCGAATTGAAAAAGTTATTTAGCTCTTCCGCAATGACTAGTTTGCAAGAGAGTGCGCAATCAACCCAAAAATGGCCTTTATTAAATTTAGTGCGACAAATATTACATGGATACAAATATGAAATGAAACCGATTCGTAAAAGCGACGGCTATACTCCCGAAGGAGTGAAAAAATACAAACGTTTTTTTGAAATAGTAATGAGCCAAAGCGTATTAAATGCTGCGGCTCATAGCGACGTTCACTACGTGGACATGACGATATAACCTTAGAGGCTAAGCATATACGATATATTTTTGAAATAATGATACATTAACATGCTCGACCCAACCATTTGCAACTTGTTTACAAAGTATTTGTGGGAATCCTTGTAATTTCGTATGAAATATAATAAATAATATATGAATAATAAGATGTATCCAATAGTTAAATAAGTATCCGTGTAAACCATGAACTGACCCAAAATAGCCGTAATATCGGAGATTTTTAAATGTTCATTGATAGGCAGTATAAACGACAATACGTGGAAAAGAATTAACACTGCGCGTCCTTTGAAAAAGTGTTTTGTGACTAGCCCCAGTTCTACTGATTGAAATATCTTGTTTTCTTCTTGTCCAAGTGTTGCAACACCTTTTGCATGTGTGTAGTCTATATGTCGTCTATACTCTTCGTTCATTGCAATTTGCCATTCTTTAGAATACTCATATAACAATAACCCATATCCATAAAGTACTAGCATGGAACCAAACACTATTCCATAGTTGCGCTCCTTCATGTTTTCACAGAAAAATATCGCATATACTGAGAACATTATAACATATCCTAAAATAGTAATAATATAATAGATTGGAGTTAATCCAGACTTGTTCATGTATTATATTATTCAATGAAAATATAAAATTCTTTCTTGTGATAAATAACCAACAAACCAACCGAATCTTTTAACGATGTTTAACGACGTCTATATGTTTTTTTACTACGATATACCTGTCGTCGTTTTGTTTTCTGTTTGTGGTTGCGTTTTCTATTTCGCAACGATCTTTTTTGTTTTTTGCCTCCCATTTTGCCTGTTAGACCTTTAATTCCTTCCTTGATAGATTTTTCTCCTAGATTTAATGTGCGTAAATAGGCGTCCAATAGTTGTGGAATGTCCAAGTTATTTGGATTAAATATATCATTAAATTCAATCATAGAAAGGGTGTTTGATTTTGATTTTGAGACGGGCTTATACATTGGAACATTCTTGACGTCTAGCATGTTATGTTGTATATAGGCAGGTGTAATAACATCCTCTATTTGACTTGCATTTTTGAAACCGCCATGAAATATATTTTCGAGTCCAATAGTTTTATTATACGCGCGTATCTGTGCTAATAGATCTGGATATGTAGTTCGTATCATATGAATCATTGCAGTACTATGATCTAACACAGATTGTCTTAACGCGTTAAGCGAAACTACTAGATTTGCTCTATACGTATTTATATAATTAATAAACCAGTTATAGTTGCGATGTTGCGTAGGGGCTATTCCAATAAACGGAACTCGTGTATCTCTCATTCGTTCTAAAATCCTCAAAATATCCACATCTGGCTCGTTATGTTTAAATGTCATTCCAAAATCTATTATCATTGCGCGTCCAGAATTTGTGCCTGTATAATTATAAGTTGGGTTTACCATAATATTTTCTTGAGAGAAATCTCCATGTAAATAACCGATTGAATACAGCCGCAATAATTCATATATCGCCAAGTCTAAATATGGTTGTTTTTCAGCGGCATCTTTTCCACGAACTACAGAATGTAACGACTGATAACCTTTTGTAAACCCCATTCCAATAATACCTAATTTAATTCTATGGTATCTTGGTAGCTTGAGTTTAGTAGCAATTTTGTTTAATGGGTCATCCGCCATCATAACTCTAAATAAATCAGCAGGAATATCTGATTTGTCGAGATTATCAAATAACATATCGAGCAATGCTGTTGAAGTTGCATTATCCAGACATTCTGAAAACACTATTGGCGGACAAATAGGCTCTAGATTGTCATTTGTTTTTTTATATATTTCATTTTGTATACGAACTTCATTCCAAAATTCTGATTCTTCGCTAGAAAATATGTCTGCCCAGTGGTCCATCTTCCGGATATGTAAATCAAATTGAGGCTGGAAAGATTTATCAGCATATATAGGCACAATTTTGATAAATATCTGGGAACATACCACATTTTCATTATTGGTAGTTAATATTTTATAACTATCATTAGTTGGATTTGATGATAATAAACCCAGCCCTGATGATCCTGCTCCAACATAAGATATTACTGAACTATTTATAAATTCATAAAATACATCTTTTGGGTCTCTGCCTTGGCTAATGTTCATATATAATATAATTAGAAAATTGTATTATATACTATTGGCGAATCGCGTATCTAAAATATTACAATTGACATGATGAATTATTCAATAGCATTTGACGTATTTTAATCTGCTGTTGTATGTCTTTATTTGGATGGAATATATCAGTTTTATTATATACAGAGGATGTTTTATTATATGTTACAGATACAAATTCAGTAGGTTTTATTACCACATTTAATCTATGATGCTTTGCTAAAGTGGGAAATAACGCTTCTATAAAGAAGAGGGTTTTGTTTTGGTTAGAATAATTTAAAATACATTTTAACAATGCGTTAGATAATCTAGAACAGCAGACCATTCCACAAAAATAGGGATATTGCAGATTTATTTTAATCCTATTCCATAACCATTCGTTTAATTTTGCTTGTGTATAATCACAATTACATAACAAATCAGCATTGGGATATTTCTTATCAATATTTAAAAGAGTTGTTTCGTGATTAAAAAATACATCATCTTCTATAAACCAAACATATTTATAATGTGTATTTATCATAGAAAAATAATAGAGAGCTTTATCCCATCCAATGACTGATTTATTATGAGTAATCCTGCTAGTATTCATAAAATGATGGGATTCGCACTCATTATTATCAATTTGAATAATTTTTATTTTTGGAAATGATGCTTTGATATTAGTGATATCATAATTATTTGAATCGATAACTACAAAAACGTCATAACTTGTAATAGTATTTAAAAATTCTAAGTACTCTTTTTTTGGCTCATATGAAATATGGACGATTGCATTATGTGAATATTCATTTAGATTTATTATTTGCGTGTTATTCAGATTCATATTATTTATATTTGTTATATTTTTTAGAATGTAACGAATATAATTAGATACTATACAAATTGGATTGACGTGAAAATGTGTCATTTCTAAAGAAGTGTATACTGCAAATACTGCTCAATTTCCAACAATCTGTTGAATTTTGCTACGCGCTCGCCTCTGCACGGACTACCAATTTTAACATACTTGGCGCCAATCCCAATCGCAATATCAATAATGTATGCGTGGTTTGTCTCTCCCGACCTATGAGAGACGATTACATTGTTCCCCTGTTCAAACATCATTCTTGCGCCTTCAATCGCTTCAGTAATCGTGCCGATTTGGTTCACCTTTAATAATAGTGTGTTTGCCCAACCATTCTCCAAACCTTGTTTAATAATCTTCTTATTGGTTGTAAATAAATCATCGCCGACTATCATAATCTTGTCAGAATATAACGCAGTAAACTTCTTCCATGACTCATAATCAGACTCGTGAAATCCGTCTTCAATACTCTTTAATCCAGGATGTCTGCGCATCAACTCTCCGTAATACTCGATGAGTTCGTCGCCAGTTAGATAGAGGTCAGTTTCCACTTCATAATAGCCTGTATCAGCATTGTAAAATTCGCTGGCCGCACAATCCAACGCGATGAATATATCTACACCCACTTGATATTTGCTTTTAGCGATGGCTTCCTCAATAACACCCAATGCTTCTTCGGCCGTATGAATGGGTGGGCAAAATCCACCTTCGTCTCCAATCGCCTTGGCAGATGCACCATATCTCTCTACTAACAGCTTTTGAAGAGTGTAATAAATCTCACAAATAGCCTGCGTCTTCTTGCTTACGCTCATATCAGCCTTGGAAAAAATCATAAACTCTTGGATTTTTAGCTCGCCAGTTACACTATGCTTTCCTCCGTTAATAATATTGACAAAAGGTGTCGGCAAGCTTTGTGGGTCAATAGTGTGATTGTATAATCCAGCAATATACTCAAACATTTGTTTGTTCGCCAACTTGGACGCAACATCTGCAAAACAAAAGCTCATTGCAGTTATGGCGTTGCCACCAATTTCAGTTTTCAATTCGCTTGTATCTAACGACATGAGTTGTTGGTCAAGTGCGGTCAAGTTTTTAATGGATTGCGGGGTAAGCATTAAACGTTTGTTCGCGGAAATGACATTATCTACCGCGTTAAATACAGACTTGCCCTTGTAGCAATCGGCTTTGCCATCTCTGAGTTCCAACATTTCATTTGAACCGCACGATGCACCGCTAGGAGTAGACCCCTTGCCGACACATTTACGAGTGGTCTTGTCGTAGCACGAGACTTCAATCGTGGGAAATCCACGGCTATCAATTATTTGATACGGGACTAACTCATACTTGTTTACATAACCAAACGAGTTGGTCTTCAAATCAATGTATATGGGCTTTCCAGTAGCGACTTCAAAAGACTCTACGTTATCAGGCGTGTAGAATCCCAGATGCACAAACAACGCACGAATAGTGTTTCCATGAGAGACGATTAAGACATTTTTATCTTCTTCAAGCAACTGGCGAATCTCCTTATCAAAACAATCGCCCGCACGACGCGCGACTTGTTCTAAATTCTCTCCGTTGGGTGGTCTCTCGTAATAACTACGACGCCATTTTTGAACCATATCTGCGCCATACATTTCCTTCAATTCATCCTTGTTTTTACCTGTCAAATCGCCATAATCACGCTCTTTTAATTCGTCCATGTAATAGATTGTAAGAGATCCATTATTGTTCGGCTGTAATTTGTCGCTAAGAGTGGAAAATGTATTAACCGCGCGTTTCAATGTGCTTACGCATACACAATCAATGTTGTATTGCGATATTAAATCGCCCGCACGAAGAGCTTCTTCCATTCCATTATAGCTTAATTCGACATCGGTCCAACCAGTGAATCTGTTTTCCTTGTTCCATTCGGATTCGCCGTGACGCAACACGATTAATACCATACTAGTAGTATATTCCGTGAAAATAATATTCTTGTTTTAACTTATTTTACAAAAATATTATTTGGCTTTTGTTGATGCCGTACGACGCATCACTTATTTACCAATATTGGTTAGCGTTTTCAAAGCGGAATCCGGCGTGACAGAAATAGAATCTATACCCTCTTCTATTAAAAAGTTGCAAAATTCAATGCTATCAGACGGCTGTTGTCCGCAAAACCCCACCTTGACACCATGTTCCTTGTACATTTTAATGGCCATGTGAATCATGCGCCTATAGCTTACGTTTTCGTCGTTGGACAAATGAGTAATTCGGTCGCTGTCGCGGTCGACGCCCAATGTCAATTGAAGCAAATCATTGCCGCCAATAGAAATGCCGTCCACCAAGGGACTAAAATAGTCTGCCTCAATAACATTGGAAGGAATTTCGCACATGAGGTAGACTTGTAGTCCGTTCTCACCGCGCAC